ATCACGTCCAGTGAGTTTTAAGTCCTGACCCGGCCCTTGCGCTATCTCATCGTAGGAATCCTCCTCAATCAGACCACGGAAAGGAAGTGCTACCCCATCAAGCGTCACATCAAATTGCCTGTCCTCATCAGAAATTATTTTATCGGCATTGATTCCATTTTTGGGATATGAAAATGACCATCCACCTACATTATTGAACGGTGTCTGAATAGACAGTCCTGTTTTGTCTGGAAGTTCACAAAGCATGAGTCCGGCTGAATCGTAGAGCCTAATTGCAATACTCATCGGAGATACTTCCTTTTTCCAATTACTTGAAGTTTGGTTGCAGCAGTTGTTGCGCTACCAGTGAAGTTCAGCAGGAGGCCGAGAACGCTAGAGTTGAGACAAATCCATCGTGCGTCCCCATCGTGGGACATATTAGCCATGACTGGCACCATTCCACCCCCACCAGTAATTGTCATCAGCCCAGCGTCCACCGTGAGCGTCTGTAGGGCCGCTACGGTTCCGGTGTACTGGAACCATGATCCACTTTCCTGATCGGTAACCCGTGGATTTGTTATTGGTCCTGTAATTACAAATTGAAGATCGTTCATTGGTGCAGTAGCAGCGACAAATTCTGCTAGTGAAAATCCAGAGGCGGGAGCATATAGGGCAGACGAAATATTTGCTATATCTTGCCAGAATGAATATGGCAAGGTGAGTTCGTAGAGCACCTTACTAGACGCCAACCCAATTGTTATTGGTGTGATTCCTCTGACTACCTCACACATAGCCTGTCGTACCCCACCACCAGAAAGTGTGCGTCTAATATCTAGCAATCTGTTTGGACGATTCATAATCCGGTTTAGTGCATCAAGGTTGGTATCAAGATATGCACGTTGAGCATCAGCGGTTGCAGGCATAATTCCAGTAGCAGGATTAGCAGCGGAAATAATCATGGACACTATTTTTGATGCTTCACCATAAAACTTATCTGACCAGATTGTTCCGTGTCGTTGGGGCACAGACACATTGCTACCAATCAAATCGGGAATATTATCCAATCCATCAAGTGTGATGATTTCAGTAACTAATGTAGAGAGTGGTTGTCCGTCCACCGTCCATGATTCATATGCCATTTCTAGTTACTCCCAGCCGGTGCTGCGAACTGCCCAAACGCTGCAACTCGCGTAAGTGTTTTTGTAAGTCGTGTTTCAAGTTCTTTGTTTTGCAGGCTCAATTCGATTGCACCCTTTTCAAGGTACATACCGATATGCGATTTCCCATCACCAGTACCATCACTAGTACCAGAAGTTTTATTCGGAGGCAAGGTTAGAGATAATTTCGGTTGAGTAACAAGAGAAGCCATAGCAGCCTCAACATTACTCTTTTGCGACTCAATGCCCTTTACCAGCCCTAGTCCTATAAATATACCTTGTTGAGCCATGACAGTTGATGGTGATTTGATCCCCAACGCTTTTTTGATTGCCTTAACCAAAATATTTGCATATGCGGTTGCCGATCTTGCTAATGCTGCTGCTTGCGAGTTCAGACCATTGACCAATCCCTGTGCAGCGTTCACACCAGCCTGATACAGCACAGTAGAGGTAGAAGTTGCTAGAGAGTTACCAGCACCAGTAATTTGGGCTTGTAGGGAGTTGACTTGGGAAATAACACCTGCCCCACCAGCGAGCATTGCAGCAGCCGCTTCACCCCCACCACCCATAGCGCCAGCATCCACCAGTTCCTTATATGCGGTGTTATTTAACCCTTGCTTTTTCAGTGCAGCAAGATCGGTATTGAACTTCTTAATATCTGCCAATCTATCTTGCAATTCCAGAACAATGTCGTTTCCGGTCAATCCAACGATTGAATTAGACGCACCAATTCCTACCACAGTATTGAGTTGTGCAACACCGGCACGAACACTGGCAGCAAAATCATTACGGAGAGTAATGGCCGCTTGAAGTTTCGCATTGGCAGCAACCAATTTTGTTGCCACTGATTCACGGGCTTTGGCTATGGCTATAAGATGATTCTCAATCGGTTTTATGACGTTGATCCATGCAGTGCCACGAGTTTTTCCAAGTGTTGCAATAAGATCCTTTGCTAGTGTTGCTGCTGTTGCAATAACTGTTGCTGATCCTGCCTTCATTCCATTAGCAAGACCTTGGGAAACGAAAACACCGATTGCATGTGTCACCTTCGACGGAGAACTGGTTTGAAGTGCTTTCATCATCGCGTGCGCCGCAGACCCAGCAGTAAGGCTCGCAGCGTTAATTGCTGCCTGCTTGCGAGAGAGAATACCATTAGCCAAACCTTGTGCAGCATTAGCACCAATTGGATATGCGTCAAAGTACAGGCCACGCTTTGCACCCGCAGCATCACGCTCAGCAGCAGCAACAGACTTTCCTACGCTGGCTGTACCACCAAGACCCGCAGCGTAATTAGTACCCACACCTGTACCCCAGCCAGAAGCACTCTTAATCATGTCATTGAATTTTTTGTCGCCATTAGCCTTAAAAGTGCTAATAGTTTTATCTGCTGCTTGCATTGCTTTTTGCCAAGGACCGGGTATTAGTGAAGCAAGGTGAATGAACCCACCAAAGGCCCACATAAACCCATCAAACAGACCTTTGACAAACACAAGGGTTTGGGCAACCACAGCACCAGTAACTTTTTGAATAGCGTGCCATGAATACTCCCACGCCGTCTGGAACCAAGTTGTTTTAGAGGCAATAAGACCAACAACAACGATAAGTGCCATAATCGCTAAAGAAATCAACCCAATGGGGTTGGCATCCATTGCAATGTCAAATTCCACCATCGCAGCAGTCATTAAACCTGTTGCTGCTGAGAACATAACTTGCAAACCAGTCCAAGTGGCTATTGCCGCTTTAACTATGGCGAACTGAACAAGCCAAGCAATAAACCCATCCTTTTGAACTCCAAGTGCGATTGTTCCCAAGCCATAAGCAATGAGCAGGAATCCAAGAGCGGCAGTAAGATCCTCGGCAACTGTTTTGTGAGTCCTGAGAAAACCAATGACATCTGATGTTGCTGTAATAGTAGTATGTATGGCATCGGCCACTAGATTGATTGCATCTTTGAACAAACCGGGAGCGCCAGTTCCATCATTGAATGCAGTAGCAAAATTCTTAATCGCAGGAATCGCTTGTTCGTTAATCAATTTATAGAATGGAACAACTACATCATTCCACAAACCTTCTAGGAAGGTACGGAATTTTCCACCGGGGCCGGTTCCATTTTCAAACTCTTGTGCAAACCTCTTAACTGCTGGAATAGCAGTATTCCAAATATAATTTCCAAGTGGAACCAGAACATTATTCCACAAGTTCATCAGCATGTCGCTAAACCTGCCACCAGCGCCTTCTCCTGAAAGCATACCGCTGACAAAACCAAGAACCTTTGACCCCATTGGTTCAAGAGCAACACCAAGATTCCATACCGCCGTTACAATATCCCCCAAGAATTTCCAGACGATAGGACCGTTTGTTTTCATCCATGCAACAAATGTTTTGAAACCTTCATTAGTAGCAAGGCCTTGTGACCACTTAAGGAATCCTTGTGTCATACCGAGAAAACCGTTGTTGAACTGCTTGGACAACGGATCAAATGCCTGCACCATAGCAACGAACCCGGTAATCAAATTTCCGAACCCCGTCATAAGTGTTTCAAACATCGGTCCAGCAGTAGTTTTCAAGTACCCAAAGAAATCAGTCCATGTTTTGCTTTTCAACCCTTTGTTGATGTTGTCCATGACGTGCCCGATACTGACCGCCATTGTTTTTGCAACGGGGGCGGCAAGAACCATCAACTGACGAAGAACATCAAGCCCCTTACTAGCAATACCAAAGACAGCGGGCCTCAACTCGGCAGCAAGTTTCTTGTACTCAGTTTTGAGCGCGTTAAATTTCACCACCATTTCTGCAACAGCAGGGTTCATGCCCTTGATAAGTTTTGTTTGTGCTGCAATGGCCGCGTTAAGTTGTTTGGTATTCGTTGCCATGTCGATCTTTTTTTGTGCAGCAGTAAGTTGGGTTACTGCTTTCGTAACTTCCATAAATGAGGGTATAGCAAATGCAGCAAAGGCTCCTACCCCCATAGCAAGAACTGAGATAACTCCTACCAGCCCCGCTACACCACCAATCGCCACCCCCAATATCGGAATGAGTCCTGTGGCTAGAACTCCTACCAGACCCCACAAGGCGGGCATAGCAACGGTAGAGGCCACCCCACCCATCATGGCAAGACGCGAGGTAAATCCGTCTATCGTCCCACCGCCAAATGGCCCCAACATGATTATTAGAGATGTAATGCTCATCTTCAAAGCATTGAGGCCATGCTCCTTGAAATCAATTCTCACATTTTTACCGTTGAGGGCTTTTACTTCCAAACTCAATGCTGCCATTTCTTCGGTGACTTTGGCTGTACCATCAACCTCAGCCTTTAAGTTTACATCCTTACCGTCAATACTTCTGGCAATTTCATCCAGAGCAATGAGTTCGTCTAGTGCTACTCCGGTATTTGCTTTGACATCAATCGTGATTTTCTCATCGTGCATAAGGCTTTCCAGTGCAGCAATTTCATCTATGGCAGAACTGGCATCTGCTTTGATCTTGATGTTGACTGATTTGGCACCGAGTTTGTCAATGTCTGCACTCAGCCAACCAACTTCTTTCCCAGCCTCAATAATCTGGGCGCGGACGCGCTGCATACCACGGACAAAGGGCATAACGTCAACATCGACAACACCCTCTATTTTGAAATCCGCCATCAGTCCGCTCCTAGATCAATGTGTTCGTCGCTGAGCCTGCTGCTTGTCCGCTCGTACTGAATAGAAAGCAGCCCATCGAATAAACTCTTGACTCGACAGAGGGCCGGGACTTCCGGTGAGTAATTCAGCCACCGTTTTCCCCAACCTCTCTGCTATCTCAAAAAGTAGGTATTCCTCATTGTCCAGCAGGAAACGTCTTTTCTTCCACCTTCACCGCGTCATCTCCCATTCCAGAAACGCCAATGATGGCCTTCATTACCTTGGTCATGGAAGATGCGCTCTTGTCCTGCATCCACTCATAATCTTCGGGTGTGATAGACGGGTTAATCATGCCAGCAAGGAAAATCTGCTTTTCCACTTCATCATCATCGAGTTCACCATCGGACCCCTTAGCGGTGTTCTTGCTGCCCTTCATCTGCCGCTTGGTGACAGAACGGACAACAACATCTCCGCCCCATTCTGAAACCGGGATGGTGGTCTCAGTAACGTCCTTGGCTTCACGAATCTGCTCTAGTGAAAGAATATTGCTCATTTTCATCTACCTCTTCTACGTCAGTTTTATTTTGTGAAATTACTGAACGGTACGAGTAACCGCGCCGCTGATCTGGAACTCTCCGCTGAAATCGTTGGAACCACCAACGGGAGAACTCACGTCGTACTTGGTAACCATGCACAAGCCAGCAAATTTAGGAGTATCCACAACACCTTTGCCAGCGGGGTAGTATTCAAAATTCACAATTGCAGCCGTGTTGTAAAGATCCCACATCTGCTGGTCAACCACATTATCGAGAGGACCATCGAACGGAATTGACGCATCCTTCAAACCGGGAATGAACGCCTTGGTACCACTCTTGAATGTGGTCGTCTCTGCGGTGTCCCGCTTGAACGATGCGCCAACCGTCTTTCCATAGGTAGACAGGTCAACAGTTACTGCGGGAGTACCAACAGTACCGAGCCAAAAACTTGCTTGTGAGCCGTGTGAAGCAGCCATGTTATTTCAGTCCTTTCAGAGTACGTTAAGAAGATTGACAAGCGCGGTACGAATTGCTGTCACATCAGCAAAAAGCGTGTTGTGGTCCAACTTGAGTTCTGCTACCTCAGCAAGAAGCGTGGTCAGATCAGCCTGTACGTAGGCAGCGTTGGCTGCTGGTGCTGCTGGTGCTGCAATAACAGAAGAAGTTAGGTCTGCTGGTGCTGCGACTGCATCAACTGCAATAGCGGCTGCCAATGAAGCCCCTCGATTTACTGATGCTTGAATGTCGTCGGATGCCATTTTTATTTCTCCTATGCTGTGTAGCGGTCGGTTATTGCGAGGAACGTGCCTGTACCTGTCCAAACAACTCTGGTGTACTGCCGAATTATTCCGGTATAAACCAATCGTGCTGATGTGCGAGTTGCCGAGACAACAGCGATAGTGCCTGTTAGATCAGCGTAAGTCACTCCATCTGCCGAATCTTGTAGAGAGCAGATCAGTAACGCTGAAACATCGGTGGCATGAATAATCAATGCTCCACCAAATGCACTGGCAGCACCATTGTTTATTGCTGTACCAGAACCCGGCGCTGCTTCATTTGCCATTGGGTGAGAAACCAAACCACGGGTGAAAAACCCTGTGTCTCCCATTGCAAGTTCTGCGCTAATTTGAGCAACATCACCAATAGCGGTGTTCACGTCAAACTTGGTTGATATGGCATCCATCGACCACGCCTTACGCCCAACAACCTCGTACCCCTCGGGTATGTAGGAGAACACTCCCTTGCCCGCTGCAAACGCTTTCCAGAGAATATCGTCAATGGCATCTACGACACCATCCCAAATTCCGTCAAGGGTCATGTTGGTGTCCTTCAAGCCGGGGATAAACGTCTTGACACCCTTTTTGAAAGTTGTCGTTTCTGCTGTATCACGCTTGCCAGAGAATGACGCATTTTTGAGAAACCCAGACAGAATATATCCGTTCCCTACCACATCGGCATTTGAGCCGTGGGAAGTAGACATTTTTACTCACCAACTTTCTTCGTCTTTTTGTGGGTAATAACTTCGATGTTCCCGGCAAGCAACTCGCTCTTGACCGCGACCTCGTTCAACCCCTCAATCTTCTCACCAATTTCGACACGATGCGATTTTCCTGTGTCCTTATGAACGTAGTTTATTCCAGTGAGGGCACGGTACTCTTTTTCGCCCTTTATTTTTTCAATCATTTCAGCCTCTCTTCCAAACCGAGTAGTTGCATGTGACTCGTTCCCTACCACCACTGTCCGGTCCAATTTCGGATGGTTCCGAGACAGGAGTTACCCGGTTGTAGTAAACGCCGTTGACGGTCTGCTCTTTGATTACTTTGAGCACATCATAGATTTCCTCAGACCGACTCATTGCCACATCAGCGCGTCGATCACGAACCATCACTTGAAGTCTCGGCTTTCGAGCGACTGATGAATTTCCAAAGGTCTGTTCAGGTGCTTCACCACCATACTGATACACCGCAACACAAAAATCTGGTAGGTCAGGCATATCCATGATGAAAAAGTTTGCTTCGGCTGGTGCCACCACAGTTGAGGGACGTGATAACCATTCGAGGGTTGCATCAAGATGCACCGCCATATCTTGTGGCATCATTGGAAAGTCACAGCCTTTGCTTTACTTGCAGCAGATTTAATGAGTTTCCTCGCAGCACCGATACTCTCAATGAGTGGTTGCTCAACATACTTGGCACCAGTAGGAGCAGCATGTTCTGCTTTAAGAATTTCGTGAACAGCAGCCGCGTAGTCAACTTCTCCCCCTCCATACCAAATTGAGTACGAGTATCGGTTCTTACCAGTCTTATTTTTCTTGATCTGCCCGGTCTGTTGTAGTGTGGTTGTCTTTTTGGGAACACGAATCTGTGTTTCAGCAAAAACATTGTTGACATGTGAATCAACAGCAACACCGATCATGTCTGGGAACTCTTTGATCGTCCTGTCCACACGGCGCAAGATTTCTTTTGTGTTCATCTTGAATCCCATTACTTCAACCGTACTTCCATATTGTGAAGGCTTCCATCTGTCCAGTAGTGACGAGCAAGGGAGCCAATAGGGTGAACACGGTTGGAATAAAACACTGGACTAATAACGGATACCTGATCTGACTCAAAAATATCAACAGGCGTGGTATGACCAATAGGAATGGCATTGACGTATGCAGTCAAACCAATATTTAGATTCACACCATCCACGGTGACTTGCACGATGTCACTGTCGTCAATAAGGCACCTATAAGAGCGTGTGGTTGCAGCATCCCACGCTTCGTAGGCAAAATCATCACGGGTAGATTTTGAAGTCACTTGAATTTCATTAGGCATAAGATCCAAGAACTCGTCTGCCCCCATACTCATTGTTGTGACCCCAACAATGGCATGGTGTTTCCGTAATTAATCATTCCATCTCTTACGAATGTTGGGCCACGGTCGGGAACCTGCGTGGTAATTGCCACTGCACCAGTATTGAGGCTGGCACGGGTTTTCAAGTCTTTAGCAAGATCAAAATATCGCTTAGCAAGATCAGTGTAGCGAACACGTAGCGGACCAACGGTTTTGTCGGAGAAACCACTATACCGAGTGCCAATAACAGATGCTGCTTCTGCTGCTGCCATATACATATTCTTCCATTGACCAATGGTGTATATAAGTTCAGCATCGGTGAGCAAGGGAGTTGCATTGGTGTCTTGGATCAAAAACCGAATCAGGTCAACAGGGCTTGTTGCCGGATCGCCGCTGTATGTCATTACTTTCCCTTACGATTTCTGAGCGAAAGGGAAGGAAATGGAATCCTCATAGCAATCCACTTCCTTCCCTCCCACGTTTGGCTTACTTCTCTGCGGCCTTGGCATCCTTGGCAGCACTACGCAGCGCGTCCAGCGTGGGAGAAGCACCACTATGCAACTCTGCACGGATGACCTCTGCTAGTGCGCTGTCAGGGACAACAGGATCGCTGTCGGGGTCGTAGTCGTCATCCTTGGCAGCCTTCTTGGATGACTCAGCGAGGGTAACGTCCTCAGCCTTGTCATCAGCCTTTTCCTGAGCAGCAACTTCCTTCTCCGTTGGTTCTGGACCGACGACTGGCTTCTCAGCGTTCTCTTGTGCGGATTCAGAACGACTTACAATCTTTGGAGTTGGCTTGGAATCGACTTTCTCAGACGGCTTGTTCGGAGAGTTCTTTGCTTGTGCCATTTTCTGCCACCTTCTTCTTGATAACAATTTTCTTTTTCACAGTCTTGGGC